GGACTACATGAGTGATAATGGGCTTGCTAAAAGCGCATACTAGTTGACAAGCCACTACTATGTGCTATTATACATTATAAACACTAGCAAACAACGGAGCAACACAATGGACAAGCAAACTGTTTTGGATCTGCTTGCTAATGCTTTGGCTGCTGTGGAACAGTTAACTATTGATGGGCTTAACGCAACAGATCCGGAAGCCGCAGATGCGTTTGGAGACATGCGTGGTACTATCGAACATGCTATGGAGACTGTTGGGTACTATGCGGACTAGTCCGTAAAGGCCCCGCTGTATGCGTATAGCGTGGGCGTGTGCGTATATCCTATAATGGCCCCGCTGCTGCCGGTGGGGAAGAGGAGCAATCAAAATGGATCGTGGATCAATAGCACTTGAAATTTGGTACCTCTATTCACGCACATATGAGGGTGGAGATGAATGCTTGGATCGCCTCATTGGTGCTAGTGCTTATAACCGTTGGTTGGACCAAGAGATGCGTGATGACTATTTGGATACTGTCCACATTGATGAACTGTTACAGATCCGTTCAGAATTGGAAGATGCCGTTGGAGAGTGCTGCTTTTAGCACTTGACAAGCCAATGCGTTATGCTATTATAACTGTATAAGCAAACAAGGAGAGCACAAATGGCTAAGTCATCAAATGCTAGTGTTGCTATCGTGCGTGAGTATGCTCGTAGCATTGGAGTGCCTAACCACTATGTATATAATGATCCCTTAGTTAATGGTGGACGCAGCATTAAGGTTTGGGGTTGGAAGTTTGAGGACTATGCCAATGCCCGCGAGGTGCTCCGGAAGAGTGGATTGGTTGGAAAGATCGTCCGCAATCCGAACACGTGGGGGACGGCACCTTACCGAATCTGGGTGGACTGATGGAACTGGAATGGAGTGAATGGTTGGCTTGGGTTGAATGGTGCGAATGGATGGAGATGGTGGGCTACCTAGAACATGAGCACTACAATAAGCACACAAGCTGGACAATAACGACACAAGCAGAGCAATAACAACACAAGCAGAGCAATTGTACAGTAACTGAGCAATAAGACTTAAGCTGTACAATAGCTCTAGCTTAAACTGTGCTTTAAGACTTAAGCAGAGCAATAAGAAAGCAATTGTAACGAGATGTTACTATTGTAGCTCACTTTGTTACATTTGACAAGCTGTGCGCTTGTGCTATTGTATAACTGTAAGCGCAAAACAGCGCAGCACACAAACAAGCAAGCGCAATGCGCTTGTGTGCGCTGCTATACACGTTTACGCAATAGCAGCGCATAGCAGCGCAGCAAGTAACAAAATGTTACATTTGACGTGCTGCTATAACGTGTTATTGTTAGTTATAAGCGCAAAACAAGCGCAGCAAGTTAACGCAAAAGCATGCAACGCAACTGTAACAAACGGAGCAACACTATGCATAACAATACTTACACTGTTGTTGGAACCTCTGTGCTTAACAATGTGTGCAAAATACGTTTTGCAAATGGTTTAACAAAACGTGTGCGTGTGCTTGCACGTAACGGGCACAGTAACATTGCGCTTATTGAGTGCAATGCTATGCAAAAGCTGCAAGCTGCACAATTTGCGCTTACACAAGCAGAGCAATTTAATGAGCAGCAGCTTGCTGTAATACAAGCTTACGTTAACGCAAACAAGTAAAGCTTAACAATAAGCGCAGCGCATAGCAATATGCGCTGCTATACTTAAACAGAGCAATAACTCACGGAGCAGCACAATGGACGTTTGCGATTGGGTTAATTCACGCGAAAAGAATGTGGATTACAGCAACGAACTGACTGTGGAGAACCACGATGAGTTGGAACCTGTGCTAATGGAGCGCTTTGAGCGCTTGCTAGCAGAGGGCTACGAAGCAGACGACGTAGGTGGTGTTTGCATATATTACATGGCGGGCAAGCCCATTGGGTTTTACGACTACGAGAATGGTTGGGGGCATGTAGCGTAACAATTAGCGCAAGGTTGACAGCATATACAGGCATGCTATTGTATACGAGTAGACAGTGAGGAGCACACGATGAGCGTTACAGACACTTTTATAGTTTTTGCACCCCTACTTGCGCTTGTGTGCGTTATGCTTGTCGCGTTTACTACAGCACAGCAATAAGGAGATGACCTATGGAAACGGTTGCTTATCTGCTCTCTACTATGGTGTTTGGCTTCTTGTGCTTTGCCGTTGGAGTGAATATGGGCGCTCGCTATGCTGTAAAGCGCCTCACTGGGGAGTGACAGAGATGACCTTTGAGACAGATGCTGTAAACGACTTCCTCAAGAGCAGGGAACAGACTATGAGCAAGCTGACTGAGATGGCAGCGTTCTTTCTCAAGGAACAGAAGGTTAAGCAGAAGAAGTTTAAGATCGCCGCCGCGCAGGCTCACATCAAGGTAGAGAAGAAGCAAGAATATAGGATCCCTTATGTGAGCCTGCGCTGAGTAGGTTGACGTGCTCTAAGTAGATGCTATTATACAAGTATAGGCAATGAGGAGCAGCAGATGGCATTTGGTGGATACTTCCCAGGATATGACGCTGAGATCACTCCAAAGAACAAGACAGTCCAAGTTGGCGACACTTTCTTCCGCATGCCGTTCCGTGCTACAGGTTACTGGGTTGAGGATGCTGATAGGAAGAATGTGGCAGAGTGTGCCACAGGGGCTATTGCCAAGGCGCTCGCAGACTTGCTGAACAAGACACTAGGTTGACAGCATCTGTAGGCGTGCTATTATACAAGTATAGGCAATGAGGAGCAGGCGATGTATAACGCAATGACAGACACAGGCATCCGCAAAGCGATCAAGCACCTCCGCGCAAACCGCGATCACGCAGATGCTACAGAGCAGGACGTGTACGAAGCGCAAGAGATGATTGACAGCATGATCGATGAACTGATCCGCAGGAACACAGACCCCTACACAAGCGCAGCAGACATCCGCGCTTTTGAAGAGCAGGACTAGGAGACTGATATGACTTATGTGATGACTGTATATGTGGTCCTCAAGGATTGGCCCTCCGATGAGAGCGAGATAATGGGTGTATATACCTCTCGTGAGGTTGCTGAAGCAGAACATCCTAAGGCCTATAACATCCGCATAGAAGAGCAGGCGCTGCAAGGTTGACGTATCCCTAGCAGATGCTATTATACGAGTATAGGCAATGAGGAGCAGGCAATGAGCGATGTGATCCAGGCGATGCTGATAGGAACTGCCGTTGGTCTTGCCCTTGCTGTCGCGCTTAACCTTTACATCTACCGCTAAGAGCAGGTTGACAGCAGATAGCAAGATGCTATTGTATATAAGTAGACACTGACACTAAGGAGCACAACATGCACAGCAACACTTTCACTGTCGTTGGTACTTCCGTCCTCAATGGCAACCTCAAGATCCGCTTCGCTAACGGCCTTACCAAGCGCATCCGCGTACTGGCCCGCAACGGTCACAGCAACATCGCGCTTGTTGAATGTGATGCGATGTTCAAGCTTGATGCGGCTAAGTTTGCGCTGACGCAGGACGTGTTCACTGAAGAGCAGCGCAAGGTGATCGCAGCTTATGTTAACTCTAACGGTAAGGGAGAGTAAGCAATGAAGCGCTTCAAGTTCAACATGGAAGACGGCTGCTCTATCGATATCGTTGCTAGGGACTTCCAGGCAGCTTGCCTAGTGTTTGATAAGCTAGGTGAAGACCCACGCTGTATCAATAGCATTGAGGAGCGTTAGGCTATGTGGTTGCTAATACCTGCACTGGCTGGCATAGGCGCTTATGTCCTAGCACAAGAGTATCCTATAGTAGGCTACACGATCGTAGCGATCATAGGCGGCACTGTGCTCGTAAGCGTACTAGGCAACCCTGCTGCAGGTGTTAGCTATCTAGCCCTAGCCCTCATGATCCTAATAGGTCTAGTCATCCTGCGCTTCATCCTACCTATCACAATGTATGTCTTAGGCTTTGTGATAGGCATCATGTTCTTCTACTATGTGATCATGGGGATAGGACAGTTGATCGGCTGATGGTCGGTGGTGGTAGGGCATAGCATGGGGTGGGGAGGTATAGTGTTGTATTAATACAACATTTTTTGAGCAACGCAACGATTTCATCAAGTGGGGTTGTAGAATCACCACCCCAAAAGCAAAAGTACTCCACCTCAATTTTTTGCGCGACTATTTTTTACACTGTGTTCTACTAGACCCCCTAAAACTTTTCTCGAAAATCTGTAAGTACTGTGTAAAATTTTTTTGCGTACAATTTTTTTACTCTTGCTCTACTAGGTCTCACTGTATATACTATAAGCATGAACGATAAAGAATACCTAGATAAAGAAACCTACAAGTTCCTAGAGCGTTACCGCGCACAGTTTGTTGATAGCCCCATCCGCCGCAGGCGTACATATATACCTACTCATCTAGAAGACTATTACATGGATGAGCATACTGCTGTAGAGCAATACATGCGAAGTCATACAGAACCCTTAGTCACTATAGAAATACCGCACAGTGCTCTAGATGTCATCGTAGAGAATGATGTACGCTATAATGAACTGTTACGAGAGTTCATGAGCTATTCGTATAGAGGCGATATGACAGATAGTCTACGTCGTGAGCATTATCTAAAGCGTTCTAATGCTGGTGTTAAGAAAGCGTGGGATCACTATCAGTTAATGTTGAAACTAGCGTGGGAGGGTAAAGATGTGGGATGATGTTGCTCATATGCAAGCCTTAGAGCGTGAAGTAGCTCATCTTCAAACACTGTTACAACCGCATGACACCGGTCATCTTCACACTGCTATAGGAGTCTTGACTAACCGTATACATGAGATTGCTAACACGTTAGATCTAGGGTCAGAGGCACTGTATATCGATGTTGAGGGCGCTATGCGTATAAGTGGAGGTAGTGTATGAATCTCGGTGGTACAGACTATGTTAAAGTGTGGACACCGTGGCAATCACGGTTCTTATGGTTACCTGAACGTATAAAGCTTATACATCCAACAGTTGTAGGGGACCGTGCTGTATATAAGTGGATGTGGTTGCGTACTGTGTATTACCGCACTAGCAGTTATACCAATCTAGCTGATAGAGACATAGACTATATTCCTGCTGTAGTAGAGACTGAGTATGCTATGAACATCTTTGATATATTGCGTAAGAAAGACTGATGTTTGTAGTTTTTAATAGATTCATGTTTGCTCTATGTACTATGATAGTGTTTGCTATAGCTTATTGTCTTAATGATATCACTGACGGGGGCATAATCAATATGTTACGTATGATAATACTAGCAGTTATCCGAGAGTAAAAAAATCTGCTTAAAAACCGCGTTACCGCTTTGCGGACTCGGGCTTCAGCCAATCTCTGAGATCTGTCACCTTTTCATTTTCAATCATATCTATAATACGATTAGTAAGATCCATCTCTACTCTGATATAGTTCATCTTAACGTGTAGTTTTTCTAGTTCTAGATGATAGAATGCTAGTTCTTCTTCTTTGCGTGTTCTTAGATCGTATATGTCTTGGATGAGTAGTATCTTTGTCATGTTTGTTTATTTATTAGGTAAATAAATGCATGCGAGCAAAAGAGTTCATTAAAGAAGACACTAAGCCAATAGATGATGTCCATAAGGCTGCTATAAAGAATGCTAGTACTTTCCCTGACATGAATATGAATAGTGGAAGCCAGTATCTAGGCTATCGTTTTGGTATTGCTATGGCAGGTGCTCCAGATTTTCCTACTAAGATAGAAGCGGACAATTGGATCGGCGGGGATCCATTAGTAGCACCATATACTGATGAAGAAAACATGATCATTAATGCTGCTGCTGCCCAAGTTGGTGGGGGTAAGCGCCAGACGCATAGCAACAATCGCAGCTTAGAGACTGCCGATGTTAACAAGACTAGCACTGTTGCTAAGATTAAGAAAAATCGTTACGGCGTATAGCTATTACCTTTACGCATAGCAGGGTTGTGTTGCGACGCAGCATATTCCGCTTGCGCATCTGCTAAATACCTTGTATACTTAAAAACATCACACACAGGGAGAATACAGATGTCAATATCAACAATCGTACAGAAGTTTAAAGAATACAGCCGTTACCGTAAGGCTCTATCAGAGTTAGCTATGCTAAATGACAGAGAGCTAGCCGATCTAGGATTATCACGCTGTGATATCTATGAAGTAGCCAAGTCTTCAGCAGGATATGTCCGATGAGCTCATTCTTTGCTATGATCGACGCTGCGTTAAGAGCTAGCCAATTAGCCCAGTTAGGGAACTATCACGAAGCATTAGAGATGATGCGTAAAGTATAAATTAAACGGGCGTAGTGCCCGTTTTTTTATATCTCTTCTTCTTTGTTTACATTGTTTAGAAGTTCACGTAGTTTAGATCCACCTGTTTGTGCTCTTATCTTAGCTACTTCTTTGATAGGATCTTCTTCTGACTTAACAGTAGTCCGTGCCTTGATACTGTCTGCGATCCTACTACGTCCACCCTGTGGGTTGCTATCTTCTTCTGCTTCATCGCAGTCTGTGATGCGTAATGTATCTGGATCAAACGCTAGATCAACCTTCTGCCCTACACCACTACTAGAACGTGTCTTCATGAACTGTATCTGATAGCGTCCGCGTTCACGCATAGCCCTACTAGTAAAGATACCGATCACGTTATCTGCTGTCTGGATCTTACTTAATCCACCACTGATATGGCTGTGATCAAACTCCACTTCTTCTACCGCTGCTCTGTTAAGCTGACTTGCTGTTACAGTGATAGCTTTGATCTCCATAGCAAAGTTTCGTAGTTCTTCTGATACATACTTGTCCTTGATGAATAGATTCTCAGGGCTGATCTTGATCGATATGGGCATCAGTAGATCTAGATAGTCGATCAGGATAACATCTGGAGTATATCCTTTGCGGATGCTATACTCTTTGACATAGGCACGTAGATCATTTACATTCTTACCACTGGGCATATATTTGACCTGTATAGCGCCGCTCTTCTTACCTGCTACTTTAACTTTAAGCTCAACTTCATCGATGCTCTTGAAGATCTCACGGGTAACGATACCTGTGATCATGCTATCAATACGCATACTAGTCAGTGCTTCACTAAGTTCGAATGTTAAGTATAAGACATTGAGTCCAACGCTTGCGAAGTTAACTGCTAAGTTCTGTAGGAATAGACTCTTACCTGCGCCTGAACCACCACAGAAGATGTTAAGTTCACCTCTATTGAAACCGCCATATAACTTCTGATCTATAGCTTTCCATCCTGTGCTTATCTGTCCATTATTATCTTTTAGCATCAATAGTCTTTCTCTTGGGTTTGCGAAATAGTCTGTGCCCATATCTTTAGCCAGGCTTATCTGTACTGCGTCCTTGATCATCTTCTCTACAGGACCATAATCACCTTTTTCAAGCAGATCAGCACTAGCTAGGATCGCTCTCTCTAGAGCTTTGTGTCTAGAGAAGCGTTCAAACTCATCTAGCAGCCAGTCATAGTTCTCTTTAGGGATATCTGTAGCATCAAGTAGCTCTATACCTGTTTCTGCTTTAACGATCCGCAGTTCGGGCATGACTTTATATTTGTCTACATATTCCTTAAGATACTTTGCTATCGGCTGTAGTTTACGATCGAAGCTCTCATGTTCAAATATGTTCTGTACACGCACGAAGCATTCAGCATCTGCTAAGAACATCTCTAGATATAACTTCTGTGTATCGTAATTGTAATCAGCCATACTGTATTATATTACCTCTTGTTGTTAGACTCAATCTTATATTTGGGCAGTGTGCACCGGAACGTTGTAGTACTTGCTGAATAAATCGGCATCTCTACGATCGTTTGCTATAGGTTGACCTTTGATGTTTAAGCTAGTATTCAATAGCACTGGGCACCCAGTAGCATCATACCATGCTTCTAGCAGTTGTCTAAAGCCACTTCCGTCTTTAGGTACAGTCTGTACTCTGCTAGTATTGTCGTGATGCACTATAGCAGGCAGCTCATCTGGCTTTAGGCATTTAACAGCATATTGCATAAACGGTGAAGGATACTTTAAATCAAAGTATTCACTTGCGTGTTCTTCTAAGATAGCAGGAGCAAATGGACGGAACTGTTGTCTCTTTTTAATATCATTTACTTTGATCTTGATCTCATCGGATCTAGGATCAGCTAATAGGCTTCTATTACCGAGTGCCCTAGGACCAAACTCTGCTCTACCATTAGCTACTCCAACTGGGATACCTTTTAGTAGATCCTTTAACACGTAGTCTACAGGATACTTGCCTGTGATATCGTATCCTGTATAGCAGTTCTCCCACGTTAGATTATAGCAAGTATGCGCAAGTACTGCACCTACGCTTGATCCGCTATCACCCGGATTAGGAAAGATCCAAACATCGTCAAAGTATTCCCAAGCTATTGTATTAGCTAGACAATTTAAGGCGCAACCGCCTGCTAGTGCTATACGTGTAGCACCAGTTAAGTCTTTAGTCTTCTGTAGTAGTTCACGGAATCGATCTTCATAGATGCTCTGTGTAGCAGCAGCAATATCAAATAGATCCTGTACACCATTTAGTTCTTCTGCCCAATATGCGCAACCTCTATGTAGATTAACAGTTAGTTTACTATCATTCCACATATCTTCTAGTATACGATCTTTTAATCTCGTAGGATCTCCATATGCTGCCATACCCATAAGGATGTATTCATCTTCTTGTGGTTTAAGTCCTATGCGTTGTGTCATAGCACTATAGAACAGCCCTAGACTATCAGGAAAGTTCTTAGTCCATTTCTTTTTTAGATAGCCACTACGACCTTTCCATATACTTGTTGTATTCCACTCACCTATGCTATCAATACATAGAATAGCACATTCATACCACGGGGCAGTATAGAATGCAGCAGCAGCATGTGAATGATGATGATCAATATAAGTTATAGGAACATCTTCTATACCAAACTTCTTTAGATATTCTTCTATATTGTTTTGTTTAAAACGCAACCCTTGTCCTGCCCATAGCTGCCTTAATGATTTTACAAATGGACGTTCATACCAACAGATACGAGATGGATACCCGTAGTGATTTATCAATCTACGTACCATTGAAGCTGAAAGATCTCTATCGTTCTTCTTTCCTGTAAATCGTTCAGTCTGGCTAGCGAAGAGAAGCTTGTTATCGTCAAATACGGCGATAGAAGCATCGTGGCTGTTGCCTGAGATTCCCCATATAATCATCTGTAGATAAATGGATCTCTCTTGCGCAACTCTTCTATGCGCTTGCGAAGTCTACGTCGTTCATTATACGTTCTAATTGGCCACGATAGCCATTCCCATATCTTCTTCATAATTTCATCCTTAGTTTAGATTTAAGTTCAGTTGTTTCTACATTCTTCATGATACTTATCATAGTAGCTAAACGCCCATAACGTTTAATAGCGTCACCTGCATCCTTGATGTCTTCATCCCAATTAGGGAAAGCGATGCTCCATCCTAGGTCAATAGCTTGCCTAGCCATAGTCTCTCCTGCTTTATCTTGATCCGGAACAACGATTACCTGTTTACCTAGCTTGTTAATCTGTAGTGCCTGTTCACTACTAATCTCGTTAGTAAGAACAGCTACACCTCCAAGCATGATAGCGTCGATACTGCCTTCAAACACTAGCACGAATTTACGATCATATGGCTGTTTATCTAGATTGAATACGATATGAGGAGGATGCTCAGTTAAGTACTTTGGTTTACCCTCTCTACATTTGCGCCCAATATAGCCCATAATCCTACGATCCACTGTTAGAGGGATTAGGAACCTATCAGTAAATCCAGGATGATCGCTCCAATAGAAGTCACAGTCCTCTAGAGTTAGTCCTCTGCTATAGATATATTCTACTACAGGAATCACTCTCTCATCTTCTAGTATTAGATCCTCAGTGATCAATCGTGAGTTCTTGGGCATATCTCTAGGCGTAAACTCTGGGATAGCAATAACATCGTTAGCTTTCTTACCAGCTTCGATCTTTAGACATTCAAAAGCGATACGATTAACTTGATCATCACTAGCACCTAACCAGCGTAATAAGTCCTGCATACGCTTACCTAGATTACGGCCAGGGCGCCAGCTAGCCTTCCATCCACAGTTAAAGCAATGATAACTTGCTCCACCGTCGTCAGTCCGTATTAACCCACCACGCTTCTTTGTATCACGGGTGTCTCCGTTGTGTACACAGCAGGGAGCATTGAAGCTAATCCATCCACTGGATGTTTGCTTTCTTTGCGGAAGCAGAGCAAGTAGTTCATCATACACTGACATATAAGCATTTTAGCTTCTATATAGGATCTTGTCAACCGTGCCTGTATTACTAGGATCGTTTACTGTGCGGAATCGGACGAATGTAAAGACTCCGGTAAAGTTTACATATTGTAAGTTATCGTATATATCAACAGTATCAAGTATAGCCCAACCTAGATTACTTTCGTTGTTTAGTGTAACTTCTATATTAACAGTTCCAGTATAGCCTGTGCTATAGATTGCTGCTGTATGTAGGGCATTGTTCTTACCATTTAGTTCTGGTCTAGCATTAACTGCTGAAGTATACTTTCCACTAGGAGTTGTTGTAAATGCATCTAGAACGATCGAAGGATATATCTGAGGGAAACTATTGCTTATGATCTGGAC